TCATGGATGAGGCGAACCTTCGGGATTACCCATAGAGAAGGACTTATTTTACAACATATACAGTAGTTATGGCAGCAGAAAAACCAAACAACCAACACGGCATACCAAATAAAATTTATTCATCTTGGATTCGTAAAGCACAGGAAGCGTATAAAAAAAGTGGTAACTTGACTGGTGCCGCACAACATACCTATAAAGGCGTTACTTATGTTTTACGTTCTAAAGGCAAAAAAACTGATGGTAGTCCTAGATTTGCTGCAACACCGAAAGAAGCTAAAGTAAAATCACAAACTGCCCGTGAAAGTGCAATAAAAGCTCAAGACATTGAGTACTTAAAAACTTTATCAGAAATGGGGTACTCAGCTGATGAAGCTGCTGCACTGTTGGCTGGTAGTAAGGAAAAAGTGACCAAACTTGAAACTCAAATCAAAGGGTTGAATAAGGACAAAGGTTCTATGCGCTTTAGTCTTGGTCATGAAACTGCTGTAGAACAAGGTGTCGGTGACTTCGCTAGAAATGTACGCTTAGAACGAGGAATAGGATCTGGCGGTAACTTTGCACGGAGCAGTAAAGCAGAAATTGATCCATCAGTAAAACCAGTTTTAGGAATACCGTCTTCAGGTAGAGAAGCTGCTATTATGGATGTTAGTAAAGAATTTGACTTACCTCTTACTCCTAAAGACAGACAAGCAATTAAAGCTAATCCTGCTGCAGCCAATGATATTATTACTCAAAGGTTTCAGCAACTTGAGTCATTTGCTAAACAAGGTGTATTAAAGTTTACTAATGGTGTTGCTCGATTTATTCGTCAAACAACCGGCGCTTTAAGTACTCCTGAAGATCTGGAAATTGCACCTAGGTCTGAGCAATTGGGATTTAAACCAATTGATATGTTCTAATCCCTCACCAGAGGCGTCTACAAGCTCCTACAAGGCGCCTCTTTACTCACTTAGGTATATTCTACCACATGAATGTTTTAGATGCCCTTAAAGGCGATTTTAAACTCTTTCTTCAAGCTCTTTGGGAACAGCTAGATCTACCCTCTCCTACACGAGCACAATACGCTATTGCTGACTACCTCCAACACGGTCCTAAGCGACTACAGATCCAAGCATTTCGTGGGGTGGGTAAATCATGGATTACTGGAGCTTTCGTTCTATGGACACTCTTCAATAACCCAGAGAAGAAGATCATGATTATCTCTGCCTCTAAAGAACGGGCAGACAACATGTCTATCTTCCTTCAAAAGCTTATCATTGAGACACCCTGGCTATCACATTTGAGACCAAAGAGTGATGATGCCCGCTGGTCTCGTATTAGCTTTGATGTTCAGTGTTCACCTCACCAAGCACCATCCGTTAAATCAGTTGGTATTACAGGTCAGTTAACTGGTAGCCGTGCAGACCTGATGATTCTAGACGACATTGAGGTACCTGGTAACTCGATGACAGAGATGATGCGAGAGAAACTCCTTCAACTTTGTACTGAGGCTGAGTCTATCCTTACACCAAAGAAAGACTCACGTATTATGTACCTGGGTACACCTCAGACAACCTTTACTATCTACCGTAAGCTAGCTGAACGTAACTACAAACCTTTTGTCTGGCCAGCTCGTTACCCTCGTAAGCTATCTAACTACGAAGGTCTACTTGCTCCACAAATCCAAGAAGATGTAGACGCTGGTGTAGAAGCATGGGATGTAACAGATCCTGATCGTTTCTCTAATGATGATCTGATTGAACGTGAAGCATCAATGGGTCGTAGCAACTTCATGCTACAGTTCATGCTAGACACTAGCCTTAGTGACGCTGAGAAGTTCCCACTTAAGATGGCAGACCTTATCGTTACAGCAGTTAACCCTAAGGAATGTCCTGATGCTGTTGTCTGGTGTTCTGATCCATCTAATGTTATTAAAGACCTACCAACAGTTGGTCTACCTGGTGATTACTTCTATTCACCAATGGTCATGCAAGGTGATTGGCTACCGTACACCGAAACAATCTGCTCAGTAGACCCCTCAGGTCGTGGTACTGATGAAACAGCAGCTTCTTTCCTTAGTCAACGTAATGGTTTTATCTACCTACACGAAATCAAAGCCTACCAAGACGGTTATAGCGACAATACACTTCTAGACATTCTTAGAACTTGTAAAAAGTACAACGTTACTAAACTTCTTATTGAAACAAACTTTGGTGATGGTATTGTCGGTGAACTATTCCGTAAACACCTCCAACAAACTAAACAAGCTATAGACATCGAAGAGGTGCGTGCTAATGTCCGAAAAGAAGACCGTATTATTGATACCCTTGAGCCTATCCTTAATCAACATAAGCTTATTGTTAATAGGTCTGTGGTGGAATGGGACTTCAACTCGAATAAGGAAGCCGCACCCGAAACTAGACTCCTTTATATGCTGTTCTATCAGATGTCAAGGATGTGTCGTGAGAAAGGTGCCGTAAAACATGACGACAGATTAGACTCATTAGCTCAAGGCGTTAAATACTTCACAGATGCACTAGCAATTAGTGCCTACGAAGCTATTAAAACACGTAGACAAGAAGACTGGAATGATCTACAAGAAGCTTGGTTAGATGACCCTCAATCAGCAGCTAATCATATGGCTCTTGGGTTTAATTTAGATCAACGTAGACAAGCAAGACAACTATCTGGTAAAAGTTCAGTCCCCACCTGGGTTTAAGCTCTAATCCGGGGCGTATACAGGGAGAGGGATGGGTGGACCCGACCCCTGGGAGGAAAGGACTCGTCTCTAGCGAGACAATCCTTTCCTTTTTCCTAATGAACAGTGAGGAGGATTCAAAGACAAACATCTCCCTCTTAGTTCATTCATCTACTTCACTACTATGAATCTAGTGAGTACTGATTCTCTCCATCCTTCTGAATCCCGTCACTACTGATACTACTGTATGCGTAATGAGTAGAACACATCGTAACCAACCACTACGTAATCAATTTCGTCATCCTAAGACACTTAATGAACAAAAACAAGTTAATGTGTCAAAAAACTATTACAATAACGAGTATTCAGTAAAAATTAGGAATCGTTATATCCCTACAGCATGGGATGATATCACTGCTTCTTCTATCTACCAAAACGACCACCATTAGTATGCATACCGCCACCCTCGTACACATCACTCCTAATGCTGAAGAACTTATAGCCTATATGGCAAGAGTCTCTAACCCTGCTAATCAAAACAATACTGAGACCAGTCCTCGTTTGATTAAGTACTTGATTGATCATCAGCATTGGTCACCGTTTGAAATGGTGAACATGTGTGTAGAAATTAATACAACTCGTAGTATAGCAGCACAGATCCTTAGGCATCGTAGCTTTAGCTTTCAAGAGTTTAGTCAACGGTATGCAGAAGTACCTACACCTGCAGAGTTACCTGAACTGCGTAGACAAGATCTAAAGAATAGACAAAACAGTATTGATGATCTAGATGATACAATAAAGAAAAACTTTGAGTATCGTATCGGTATTGCATACGCTGATAACTATCGTCTTTACAAAGATATGGTAGCAGCTGGTATCGCTAAAGAATGTGCAAGAGAAATACTACCACTTGCTACTCCGTCTAAATTGTACATGAATGGTACGATTAGGTCTTGGTTGCATTATTGTGACCTGCGAACTAGTAATGGTACTCAGAAAGAACATGCAATTATTGCGGCACAAACGCAAGATTTGCTGTATCAACACGTTCCTAACATATGTGAAGCAATGTGGAACAAGAACTTAGATTAAACGAGTTTAAAGCACTGTATAAGGTATGGAAGAGGGGTGTTCCTTGGTTGGATCACCTCCTTCTTGGTCTTTTGGTGTGGTTTGAAACTAAATTACTTTCTACACGTGTGGAAAATGAAGTAGATGAAGCGATTAGAGAGTGGAAAACGCTTCAAGATGAGTTATTCATGGATGAATTACTTGGTCCGGTGTACACGGAAAAGCCGTCAGACACGTCTACAAGGCTCCCTGAGATGCGTTTAACTGCTCCTTGGTATATCGACACCTATGATGAGAAATAAAGCCCTTCTAAGCCATCCTGAGGGGTCTTTAATTTTTGACTAAAATTTGTGAAGCCTTATACTACGCTGGCGCAGGGCGCAGCACCCCGCATGGGTACCCCTGGTTGCACACGTGCGCACACCTACCCACCCGCGTTAATGCTCACGCAGGCACACGTATGTCCATGTCCAGAGCATCTGCATCAGGCACAGGTACGCTGGACACGCACGTGCAGGCAGGCACACACGCACGCAACGAGGCAGCAACTATGCGGCAACAAGCATATCCACATCTCACACATCTGTAGAGATTCTCAACAATAATGCTTATTGAGAACCCAGTGATACCAATGGATTACAGCAATACACTGTACCATAAGCAACACTGATAACCACTGCAACAACAGGGATTAGGCTGTACTATGTGCCACTTGCTGCCACTGTCCACTGCTCTGAGCTGCTAGGCTCTACCCATACTCTTCTTTGATGTTGAGAGTATCTCGACTCTCCCTGTTAAGGGTGAGGAGAGTCTCGAAACTTCAACCAGAAGAGATGAGAGACCAAGCCAACTGAATACGGCAAGCAGCCTTGGCACTGTGCCACCTGACAAACCGACCACCACTCCTTGACAAACCGCTCCAGCCATGCTATGGTGAGAGCATCGAACCTAGACAACCGAATAAGCACACCGTTAGCGGAGTAACCGCTAGGT